TCAAAATCGGTTACTAGTTGTAAAAACACTAATTTGGTGGTGGGACTAACACTAGGTGCAATTAAATCATCAAAAAAGTCAGGGTTGTCTGCTACACCATCTGCGTCACTATCTGCAAAACTCACAACAACTTGATAGTCATTAACAAACCCATCACTTTCGATTGGCTGTGCAATGATATCCATTACAACATCAGACGGCAATGGCAGGTTTGAATCAGGACGACTATTGCTCTTGAGAGCCCGAACAAAGTCATTAATTACTAGCCCAGTTTTGGGATCATAGACTTTTTCGCTGCCGTCAAAAAAGAACCGTGTCTCAATGACACTAGCAAAGAGGTAATTAAGCCCACGGTTAACCACAGTGTACTTGATTCCATTTGTTGTGAACTGAACTAGCCAAGAAGCATCAAGATTTAATCCTGCAGTGTTTTGTGCATAGGTTAGACTAAATGTTGAGTCGGCTGCTAAGTTTGTGCTAGTAATAATGTACCAAGATGCATTGAGGTAATCGTATCCGAGTCCAAAATTACGTGCTAGTTCAACTTGTTGCAGTATCTGTTGTTGAATTGTGTTAGGCAGATCATCAACAAACTTAGGAATAACTTCTAATGCTAATGCTCCAGTAGGCACAAAATTGTTTAGTGCAACCGGACCTATCCCGTCGGGCAAGTTGCCTAACCCTTGTGCTGTGCCATCTAATACGACTGCGATTACTGTTGCCCAAATAACTATCTTATCTCCCGGAGCAGTAGGTGTGCCAGCAATCAAACGATTGTTACTGTTGAAATAATAACCGGCGGGCGGCCCGAATTTGATTAAGCTACCTTGTGTAAGATATTTGCAATTGTTAGTGGTATAGACACCAATTGGTTGCGGTAACCCTTTGTTATCTTCGAAGTAACCAGTGGTTTGATTGACCACAGTTGTGGTTTGTTCCCAAGACGTGCTGAGTACAGCAAGATTAGGTCTTGGAAAGTTAGTTGGATTGTAGTAAAACTGTAAGATGCTACGGCTGCCCAGAAGTGGCTCAACTGTTTGTGTAAGAACATCTACAATGTCATTAACATTTATCCAGTCAAATTGAAAACTTGGCAATACATTTTCACGGTATAACACTCCGTCGCTACCAAAAATATTGGTGCTAGAATACTTGCCTGTGACGTCAGTCAAGTCAGTGTAGCGGCTAGTGCCAGTTGAACTACGTGCAACTGCCTTGCTCTTGATAATTGAGTTGTACTGTGTGAATGGAAAGTTGTTGTAGTCTTCGCCATTGACCATACGGTTCTGAGTGTAGTAACGTGCAGGAGCACGTTGCTTGATCTCATCGATTGTTTCACGACTCTGGGCATTGCTTACCGGAGTAGTAATGCCGCAATTTAACGTAAGTGTTTCCAGGCGCCCATAGCGACTGACATAACTCACTTGGATTGCTACAGACTGCATTTCTTCGGGATTGATAACATACTCAAGCCCGTTGCTGGCTCGAACATATGCACGGAAAATCCCAACCGGGATTTCTGCAAATACGCCGTCACCAAATGTCAGTGTGATCTGATCGTTAGCTCTGCTGGTAATGCTGTAAGTTTGCCGTTGATCCGGTGCCAACTGATTAACTGCAGCCGCATAGGTATTTTCCACATATAACCACTCACTAGCAATGCTGCCTAGGCCATCCAGCTTGTACAGCCAATGGTCCTCATCGTTACAGCCTTCGATGTTGATGTTTACTGTGCGATTAGGCAATGCCTCGGCCAAGTTGAAGTCTTGGTTTTGCAATACACCTTGTTTGAACAGAAAGAAAAATCCAGTATTATTACTTCCAAACCCTAGTTGGTCATTTCGGTACAGCATATTAAATGCACCGCTGGGTTTTGGAGCTGGTTCGTATACATAGTCTTTGCCTTGCGAGGTCCCGCTTACTGCTGCAAAAGGCATAGTGATGCCATCTACACTAGAAGTATAGGGTACTACTGGCAAAAAACCCGGGACAAGATTGAGAGTGTACTCGTCTGTTCGAATCCCCAACAGAGTTTGATCATTAGCCGGTCGGCCAAACTTTTGACTGTCAACAAGAGAAGCATTAACGATAGCGATGAACTGCTCGAACCAATTTGGATTAGTTGGATCGTTCCAGTCAATAGTTAAGTTACTGAGATTTACGCCGTTGTAATCAATAACGCTTTCGCTAGTCGAAATTGAAAATACTTTAAGGAATCCTTGCGCTGCCTGATTACGTTTGGGTGTATAACTAACCAAATTAGCCAGGCGTACCACGCTGTCACGTCGCTCGGCAGTGTCTAAGAAGTTTTCGCGGGCGTTTAAGTCATTGCGGAATGCCAGCGACTGTCCCATAAATGCCATAACGTCCAGTAAGGCAACAAATTCTGACGATTCAATATAGTCGTTGAATGTCTCTGGATAGTAAAGTCGCAGATAATCTATGAAACTTTTTCGTAATGTTTCAAAGTCGTAACTTTGAAAATCGGCTTCGCGATAGGTCTGATATAATCTCTTCCAGTCCTCTACGCCGAATATAGCAGTTTGTCGTGCAGTCTTAGCCATGGTCGCCCGTCTGTTTAAGTATTTATGGTTGTCAAAACCACACAGTTTTAGACGTAGCTGGCTCGTCGGGTCTCTTGATTAAAAAATATAGATAAAAGTTCAGTAGTTTGATTTGGTACCAGCTGTACCAAGACTTCAATTAACATGCCGTTTTCCTGAGGATATAAGTTAGCACTGGCAATGTAAATCCTAGGGTCTTGGCCGGCAACACGCTGTATTTCGGCAAGTATAGCAACTTCTGTGTCCCGTGTTTGATTTTCAAACATGTAATGCCAGATTGTAGTACCGTAGGCCGGCCGACCCGGTAGTTCACCCTGTTGGATATTGAATGCGTTTGAAAGATCACGCTTGATCAATGCAAAATCCAGTAGTGTGAATTTTTTGAATTGATTGATAGTATTAAATCCAATGAAGGTCGACATGCTAATATTTATTATAGAAAACGCCGAACAATTGGACCAAACGCAATTGCCGGGATTTTTGGATCACCTAATATTGACTTAGCTGCTGCATCAACACTGGTTCTGTCCACTGTGCCTACAATTCCCGCTGGGTTAAAGGCTGCCTTGGCTGCTGCTTCTGCGCCGCCAAGTAATCCCCCTAGCCCTCCGACAATTCCTCCTAGGCTACTGCCCACACTACCAATTGCTCCAGATAATGCACTATTGAGTTTGCCTGTTAACGCTGCGGTTGGGTTTCCAAGTGCCCCTGTAATTTTTCCACCGATACCGCCTAGTGCGCCTTGTAACTGTCCAGTGATGCTGCCGACTGCACCCGAGGTGCTACCTAGGCTGCTTAACGCACTAGCGGCACCACCTAGTGCGCTCGAAGCTGCGCCACTTAGTGCACCAGTGACGCTACCTAGTGCTCCTGATGCTGCACTACTTAAAGCACCAGTAGCCCCACTTAATGCACTCGAGGCTGCACCACTCAGGGTACCTGCTGCTCCAGCAATAGAACCTCCTAGTATGCTAGTAGCCTGAGTAGGTAAGCTACCAAGACCAGGAATTTTGTTTAGCATAGCAGGTGCATTAGCCAAGTCTGTTATAGTTTTTAGAGCCGGGTTGTCTGCTAACGCTGGAATTTTTGCAAGACTTGCAACACTGCCAATCCCCGGTAATGAACTCAATTGATTAGTAACCAAGTTGACTGCTTGCTGGCCACTCTTGGCAACGTCATTAATCTGCCCCACAAGGCCTGCCGGAGCTTTACCTGCTGCCCAGGCTGCTACATCAGTTACGCCAAACTTGCTTGCTGCTTGCACTAACCCGCCCAAGTTCTTTGCTGATTCTAGGCCAGTTACCACACCGAGTTTTTTCAATTGCGACATCCCGGCATTCATAACACTTTGTTGGGCCTCGCTTTGAAGCTTAGAGTTAGTAACAAATCCGCCTAGGTCAGAAACTCCGTTCTTGCCGGTCCACATTGAGGGACTAGCAAGTAAGCTTTGCAATTTATCAGGATCAACACCGGCACTGAAGTATGTTGCTACTGTTCCAGGTTTTAAAAATCCCTGCTGCTCAAGTTGACTCGGGCTCAGTCCATATGTGCCTATTCCAGCTGCTAGTGGTGATGTACCAGAGGGAAGTGCTGATCGTGCTGTTGCGGTAAGAGATTGGGCCTGTGCTAACAGGCCTGTAACTTGCGAAGTATTCAACGATCCAATCGAGATACTGGCTACGCCTTGCTTTAACACATCTGATGCAGACACAGCTTGTAGAATTGGTACTGTGGCTAATCCTGCTATTGTGGCTGCTGTACGTGTCCCTATAGCAGATAATCCTTTTAATGCTTGCCCTGGGCCAATTGCACTCAATGACCCAGAGTTGAGCTGCCGCTCGTATACAATTTTTGCCTGCTCGGGAGTTGTATCGTTTGGCACTGTTACGGTATAACTGTTACCGTTTGAATTTGTAAAATTAAAATCTTTCATTGCGGGTTAGATTCCTCTAATAGATTAAGTTTTTTTATTACAAAATTGGCAAACTTGTCGCTTTCACCAGGACTATAATGAAATCTTGGGAGCAGAAGATTGCGCTGCGAAATCTCGTGATCCTGATGGCTAGACATTAACGCTCTATAATTGAATTCTGTTACATTTACTTTGTTAACTGCAGGCAACCAATTGATATATCTTTCATAAGCGTGTGCAAACAATGGATCAACAAACACTACAAACGGAATTTGACTTTGTTGCAACTGACGGCAAGCATCACTAATAATCCAACAATCTTGTTGTTGTTTTACATTCGAATCATATAGATTTAACATGTATAATTTCAATGCAGCCACTTGCTCGTGATTTAATTTATAAAAATCATTAACTTTAGCTTCAGGAAAAGCCAAATTATTCATTGATTCACTTATAATAGTAGGGTCTTTTAAAAATTCATGTTTGCTTGACAAATCGGGGTGAGGACTGTACTGTATATTTGAAAGCCCCCGAGCTGGCCTGTACTGACCAGGTTGTCGTGAATGCCATGTTTTCCAAGAAAATATCCGTTTAATATAAGCCCTAATGTTTTCGGAGTTATCATCTACGATTGGCATTTCAATTCGATCATGTGTATCAGTGCCTACTACTACGTAGTCTGCTCTTAGTTCAATGGCTTTATAAATTTGAAGAGCTATAGTAAAATTGCTGCAACCACCTCGAGCTAGACTTACTAAATCAAAGTCGACTTTGTTTGCAAGTTTTTCTCCAAAGCTTAATCCTGGGTAGTCGAGATCGGATGTGAACCAACTGGCTCCGCAGATTGCTATTTTTTTACGAGTAGTCATTATGCTGCAGGCACCTCTTCTGTTACGGTAGTATCCGGCGGTACTTCTTCAGTTACTACATCATTAGCTGTTGTATCAGCCTCTACAGGTGCGACCCCTCGATTGTGATATGCATACGGCTCGTGTGTGGGTGCCCGTGTCACAGAACTTATCAGTGTGCCGGGCTCGACTTTCCAACCTTCATTGGCAACAAATTTTACGTCAGGCAATTCCTTATCGTCAATCTTGACTGCAGGCAGTACATTAGGAGGTGCGCCCGAGTTAAGCCCAATAGTAGTACCCTTGAAGTTTAATGTGCTGTCAGAATTCCAGCCGCCAACACCAGCCGACTTTAGGGCCAGAGCACCAGACGAATTGATGCTGACAGTGTTGGTTCCGTCAAGTATTAACTTGTTAGTAGCAACCAGGTTCATGGCAGTGGCGGTCAATTTGACGTTGACACTTTTCAAGTTGATGTTCTTCCCTGCATACATGTTGATGTCATCGTCTGCGTGGAGATTAATTGTACCTTGTGTTCTTATGTTAACTGAGTTAGTCGAAAATACATCCATTGTACCTTCGGACCCTAGTTCAATCCAGGACTGCCCGTTAGCGTGTGTTATATAGAAACAATCGCCATCATCACTCATGGTAATCTGATGGCCCTTGCTGGTACGAATACGTACCAAGTTGTCGTAGCCATCAATATCGCCATCGTCCATGATAACGCTGTGACCGCCGCGTCGACCGATAATATTTAGATTTGCAAGAGTGACCTGGCCAGCTGCTAGCTGTTGTTGAAGTTGTTCATCAGTAATGCCGCTTTGATAGATAGCCCGGCCCGGTGTTGAAACGCCGTATACCGAGCTAGGGCTTTCTCGCTGGCTACTGGATGTGATGGGACCGCGGATAACATCATCGATTAGCCCTTGCTGTAACATAATAGCAGCAACGTAGGAATGGATTGGTTTAGGTGCGTCGAAGAACCGCGGGCTTTCGGCAATTTTTGGGTCTACATTGTTAATTTCAGTCACTGGCAACTGAGCACTCTGAGAGAAGTATGGGTTATCAGATGGTATGAAGTTCCTTGTTCCGGCCACTGCCGGAATCATGTGATTAAGTCCATCTTCGGGCAAGCAGCCCACGTAAATGCCCTGGTTTGGGTCGCCGCCGATAAAGAAACAAATTACTCTTACACCAATGTCGGGTGGGGTAAACCACATGCCATAACTTTGTGGGTTGCTGCG